AGAAGGATTTAGTCAAACATGGTATCCGCATTTATGGCGTGTTAAAGTTGCTCCGCTGGTCGATAGTCAAGAATACAAAGACATTACACAAAACATCAGCAGTGGCGATGATAACAATACACCAATTGGTGATTTATTAAGCACCTACGACAAGTATACTGCGGTTAACGATGCTATTATTGCTCGGGCAGAAGCCGAAGTGCCACTAAGTGGATATGACACTAGTACCATTTATACCTTGCCAGTTGATACTAATAATTTACCAAATGTAGCTATTACATCTACTGCTAAAGTACAAGGATACTTAACAAGTACAGGTTTGCCGCCAAACGGATTGGCGGTTAGTGCAGGAATTGCGTTTCCGTCTACTCCAGCCGTTGGCGATTACTACCTACGCTTAGATTATGTTCCTAACAGACTATTCCGGTACGATTCTAAACGTTGGATTAAAATTGAGGATTCTGTACGCACTAACCTAACACCGGGATTAGATAATACAACTCAACGTAGTGGTTTTGTTAATAATATAAATGCCACATATAGTGGCGGACTTGGTTGGGACGCAATTCGTGTTGCTACCTCTTACACTCCGGCGGGCAACGCAAAAACATTATCATTTAATATGTCAACTAAGACAGTTGTAACAAAAATTGCGTATGTTAGCACACATGGCGTAAAAACTACATTAAATGGCACACATATTACCAATACTGTAGCAAATACTGCTGGAAATGTGTCATTTACTCTCACAAATACCTTAGCAACTAACGATATGCTAGAATATACAGTTTACAGCAAAGTAACACCAGAACGTCAGGGTTTATCTGACATACTTTCACCTTTGGCGGATAATTAATGAGTAGTCAATTCTTTTACGATGGTCAGATCGAACGCTTTGTAGTACAATTCATTAGAATAATGAGTGGCTACGAAGTTGAGTTTGGACAGGATCGCACAGGCAGTAAAACTCTACAACGTGTGCCAGTTTACTATGCAGATGGTAGCAAACAAGTTGCGGCTATTTTAGCCAACAACAGTGAAAACGCTATGCAGACTGTGCCAGCAATGGCTGTGTATATTAGTGGATTAACCTACGACAGAGACCGTGTACAAAGCCCTACTTATGTTAATAACATGAGTATACGTCAACGTAAATATGATGAAACTACCGATACCTACGAACAAACGCAAGGCAATGCATTTACCATTGAACGTATAATGCCTGTGCCCTACACATTAGAATTAAAATTAGATATATGGACCAGTAATACAAAACAAAAATTACAGTTAGTTGAACAGATATTGCCTTTATTTAATCCTGGGTTAGAAATACAAAGTACAGACAATTATATCGACTGGACAAGTTTAAGTGTCATTTATTTAGATAGTCCTAATTGGTCAAGTCGTTCAGTGCCTGTGGGTACTGAAAATCCAGTTGATGTTGCCACCCTTACATTTAAATTGCCGATTTGGATTAGTCCACCCGCTAAAGTTAAAAAACTTGGTGTTATACAAAAGATTATTGCCGGTATACACGATGCACAGGGTGATTTAAATTCTGCCGCCTACACCGAAGCTAATCTAATGGGTACTCGTATGTATTATACTCCTATGGATTATGGTGTGTTACTGTTAAGAAGTGGTGGTAACTCTTACACATTAACATTATTGAAAGTAAGCGAAATTGAAGATCCACGCGAGCCCACGTTAAGTACTCCTACTAAAATTGGTACACGTGATAACTGGCATAATTTAGTTAATGTATATGGCGCATTAGTTGATGGTATCAGTCAAGTTAGATTATTAGCAGATGATGGCGAATCAGAGATTGTTGGTACTGTTACCTATCACCCAACAGATGATAGTTTGTTAATTTTTAATGCAGATATTGATACCTATCCTGCAAACACATTAGCTGCAATTGATGCTATTGTTGACCCACGTAAGAATACTGCGGTAGCGTTAGCACAAGGTGCTGTTAATGGTACACGTTATTTAATATTAAATTCAATTGGCAGCAGTGCTAATGGTGCGTTAGAAGGCCCGAGTGCATGGCGCGGGTCAGATGATGCAGATTTAATAGCAAACGCAAATGACATTATTGAATTCAATGGCACGCACTGGACTGTTGTATTTGACAGTTCGGCTGCGACTGTGTTACAATACGTGTCAAATTTGAATACCGGAACACAATATAAATGGAATCTTAATCAATGGGTTAAATCCTTTGAGGGAGAATATAAAAATGGACTCTGGACATTAGTTCTTTAGTTGACATTTATCAGTTAGTGTAGTATAATAGTTAATATGTTAACTAAAATAAAAGAATCAGTATCAAATAAATCAATTGAAGGTGTTGGCACGTTCATTTATTGTGTCGTAACACATCGATATCTTTTTTTATTACGTAATGCAAGTAAGTATTCTGGTACGTGGGGATTAGCCGGCGGTAAGATCGACAACGGCGAACAGTTACTTGAATCATTACATCGAGAGCTTGCAGAAGAATTAGGTGTAGATTTTTCCTCTGCTAGAGTAATACCTATCGAAAAATTCACCAGTGACAAAAACAATTTCTCTTATCATACATTTTTACTACCTGTCAACGAAGAATTTGTTCCTGAGTTAAATCATGAGCATAGAGGATATTGTTGGGTTGAATTGGGTGATTATCCTAAACCCCTACACCCCGGAGTTTGGCGTACAGTTAATTTTAAAGAAGTTATTGCTAAGATTAAAACACTAGAATCTATATTATAGCCACAAAAAAAGCACCGCAAGGTGCTTTTTTATTACTACTGTATTATAGATTTGCTTCTATTACAAATTGTCTAAATGATATCTGACGGAAATTTACTAATGCTTTCCATTCGTCTGGCATCGTTACTCTTCCTGCTTTAGTTACCCACACAAAATCAACATCATTATATGTATTAATTAACATTGCACGATCTGCTACCCACTTTTGAGACGATGATTCACTTCTAGTTTCTCCGTATCCAGCAGTATCTGCATAAACATTATAATTATAGCCCGGAGTATCTTGATTATCAAACCCTAATAGGAATATTTTTTTATGTCCATCAAATGCCGCAATATATGCCGCTGTAGTACCTGCATCAGTATACGGATCTCGTGGTATTAAATAGAATTTATTTGGATATTCAAGTAAGTGAATCGCACTTGTATATACAATATTATCTGTAGGATAATTTTTACCCGCCAGTTCTGCAATAATACCATTACCACGTGCTACTAAAAAGTCCGGAGTATAATCTCTATAAAGTGCATTACAGCCATATGTTTGTACTGTATCTGCACCCAATAGTCCGCCTCTGTGCTCAAAAATTGCTCGCATATCGAAGTCTAGTCTAGACGGGCCGTTGCCAATGACAACAGCCTGATTAGATATTTGGGTATTAGTAACAGCGTTTGGCAGATGTTCCGTTGTATCGTGCCAAACACCGTCTGTATAATTACGCTCTACTACAATATCTTCGCCGGTATAATCTGCTCTGTATAACTTATTAATTTTTAACATTAATTACACCTTAATATATGATACGCTAAGTTTTACTGCATTACCTGCTGCAACACCTGTGTAGCTTAATTCAACGTTAGCACCATTTACTGCTACAGATACTGTGCCCAATGCAGCGGCTCCTGTGTACATAGTTGCATATTGTGTGCGTGTTGCTGTTGTACCGTTGTGTATTACTAATACTTCGGTAGTTTCAAATTCAGTTCCGCCACTGTTTGATATTGATAATACGTATTTTGCTGAACGATATGTCGCTTTAGCAAAACTATCAATGACTACAGCACTAGTACCTACGGTAACTGCTGTTTGATCATATATAATTTTAGTACCGTTTGTGTATGTTACAGATTGTGCATTAACGGTTACATGATCACTAGATGAATCACCAATATTAATATTGCCAGCAGTATCACCTAATACAGTTAAACTACCTTTGATTATTACATCATTTTCAAATGTAGCTAGTCCGTCGTTGTCTATACTGAATTTTTTAGTTGTTACACTAGCTCCTGTATAAATTTGTGCTTCGGTATTAGTTGTAATAAATTGTACTAATCCGTTGGCACTAGTAAGTGCTGATACTACAGATGTAGTTGCTAATAAACGTACATCAATTACGTCGCCTAATGCCGGTGCTTCGGTAAATGTTAATACATCTAAGCTAACATCATATGCAAGTGCTGGTATCTGTATTACACCGTTGATACTAACAATAGTTGCAGCTGTAGTTGATTCATCTTGTAGCGTAAATGTTGTGTTAACGCCGTTAACGTTACCATACGGATTGCCTGTTGCATCAGAAAATTGTCTATCACTAATTACAGTAAATACAGAACCTGCTGTTTGCCATATAGAACCATCAAAGAACTCTAAGTTATTAATGGAATTATTAAATCGTACCATGCCGCCGACATCAACGTTACCACTGTTACTTGGACGTTGTGCAGTTGACCCAACTGGTAGCAACATTGTATCAGTTGCATCAATTTTTAATGTTACACCACCTTGTACAGTTGTATTACCACCACTACCTTGATAATGCCCACCACCTATAATAACTGAATCTGCATTGCTGTTTGCATAAATTAATGCAGTTGAGTTTTTACCTTTAACTACAAAGTTTTCTGCGCTTTGTGCATTATTAATTGTAGCGCCGTTGGCTACATATATATTTGTAGCAAACCCTGCGCCACCTGAAACTTGCAGTGCACCAGTTGTTGTTGATGTTGCTGCTGTAGTTGCCGAAATAGTTGCATTGCCTACTATGTTAGTTGTTGCATTGCGGATATTTGTTGTACCAGTAGTAGCACCTAAGTTGAATGTAGTTGCAGAACCACCAACATTTAATGTTGTTACGTTTACGTTTGCAATATCAAGTGTTGTTTGTCCACTGTAAATTGTAGTTGCGTTTGGTAGGTACACGTTTGCATTACGTATATTAAATGTACCTGTTGCGGCACCTGTTACTACAGAAGTAGCAGCACCTGCAAAGTTCATCGTTGTTGCTACAGTATTATATAATGCTTGCGTTGCTTGTTGTCCAACTACAGTTGGGTTGTTGATAGTAATAGTACCGCTACCAGCACCAATATTTGCTGTAGTTGCTGATGTAAATGCACTTACTGTTGTTGCGTTTTGTGTTAACAAGCTAACTGTTGTTTGCGCACCATCAATAGTTGTTGCATTTGGTACCCATACATTTGCATTATTAGCAGTAAGTATACCAGTTGCAGCACCTATGTTAAGTGCAGTAGCAGCACCTGCAAAGTTCATTGTAGTTGCTACTGAATTGTACAATGCTTGCGTTGCTTGTTGACCAACTAATGTTGGGTTGTTGATAGTAATAGTACCACTACCAGCACCAATATTTGCCGTAGTTGCTGATGTAAATGCACTTACAGTTGTTGCGTTTTGTGTTAATAGTGAAACTGTTGTTTGTGCACCATCAATAGTTGTTGCATTTGGTACCCATACGTTTGCATTATTAGCAGTAAGTGTACCAGTTGCAGCACCAATATTAAGTGCAGTAGCAGCACCAAATGCATTTACTGTTGTAGCATTTACATTTAATAATGCAACAGTAGTTTGTGCACCACCAATAGTTGTTGCATTTGGTACCCATACGTTTGCATTATTAGCAGTAAGTGTACCAGTTGCAGCACCAATATTAAGTGCAGTAGCAGCACCACCTAAGTTTAATGTTGTTGCAGTTGTGTTATATAAATCTTGTGATGCTTGCGTACCAACTACAGTTGGATTGCCAATAGTAATTGTACCACTGTTTGCACCAACTGCGATTGTAGTTGCAGCACCACCTAAGTTTAACGTAGTGGCAGTTGTATTATATAATGCTTGCGTTGTTTGCGTACCGACTACAGTCGGGTTATTAATAGTTAACGTACCACTTGTAGCACCAAACTCTAAGTCAGTTGCAGCTTTAAATGCATCTACAGTAGTTGCGTTTGTATTAAACACCGTAGCAGTAGCACTTGTAGTAGTAATGTCACCACCATTAACAGCTAAATCACCAGTTAACGTAACATCACCAGTAATACCCAATGTTCCTCCAACTGTTGCATTACCAATAATATTAGTAGTTGCATTGCGGATATTTGCTACACCTGTAGTAGCACCAAGTATCATTGTAGACGCAGCACCAAATGCGTTTACAGTAGTTGCAGTTGTATTGTAAACATTTTGTGTTGTTTGTGTACCAACTAATGTTGGGTTACCAATAGTAATTGTACCACTATTAGCACCTGCGTTAATTGCAGTAGCAGCACCTGCAAAGTTAACCGTTGTTGCTGTTGCATTTAGTAAATCAAATGTACTAGCCGATGTAGTTGCTGCGCCACCGTTAACAGCTAAGTTAGCAGTTAATGTAGTATCACCAGTTACACCAAGTGTTGTACTAAATTGTGCAGATGTACCGATTAAATGTTTATTTAAATTCCAACTAGTTGTTGCGTGTGTGTAAAGTATTGTTGCACCAGCACCATCAACTGTTAGTCCAGCGCCGTTTGCCGCTGCAGAATCTACAGCACCTTTAGCTACTGTAATATTTAAATCTTCAACATCTAATGTCGCTGTATTAAGAGTTGTTACATTACCGTTAACTGTTAAATCACCAGTAACTACAACATTACCACCAACATTTAAGTTTTTAGCAACACCAACGCCGCCTAATAATACCAATGCTCCAGATGTAGTATTTGTACTTTCTGTTGTTGCACTAATATTTAAATTACCAGTTGTTATTAAGTTATTTTGTACAGTAGTATTGCCTGTTGATGCGCCAACGTTAAGTGCAGTAGCAGCACCAAATGCGTTTACTGTTGTTGCTACTGTATTATAAACAGCTTGCGTTGTTTGTGTACCAACTAAAGTTGGGTTGTTAATTGTTATTGTACCACTTGTAGCACCTACATCAATTGCAGTAGCAGCTCTAGCAAAGTTAACTGTTGTAGCGGTTGCATCAATTAAATTAAATGTGCCAGCAGATGTAGTTAAATCACCACCGTTAACTGCTAAATCACCAGCTAATGTAACATCACCAGTTAAACCAAGAGTTCCGCCAACAGTTGCATTACCAATAATGTTAGTAGTTGCATTGCGGATATTTGCTACGCCAGTAGTTGCACCTAATATCATTGTAGATGCAGCACCAAATGCGTTTACAGTAGTTGCAGTTGTATTGTAAACATTTTGTGTTGTTTGTGTACCAACTAATTCTGGGTTGTTAATTGTTATTGTACCACTCGTAGCACCCACATCAATTGCAGTTGCTGCACCAGCAAAATTAACTGTTGTGGCATTTGCATCTATTAAATTAAATGTGCCAGCAGATGTAGTTAAATCACCACCGTTAACTGCTAAATCATCTGTTAATGTTGCTACTCCAGTTACAGCTAATGTACCACCAACTGTAGCATTTCCGATAACATTAGTAGTTGCGTTGCGGATATTTGCTACACCAGTAGTTGCACCAACTATAAGTGTTGTTGCAGCGCCAAATGCATCAACAGTAGTTGCTACGGTATTATAAACAGCTTGCGTTGTTTGTGTACCAACTAATGTTGGGTTATTAATAGTTAATGTACCTGTTGTAGCACCAAACTCTAAATCAGTTGCAGCTTTAAATGCATCTACAGTAGTTGCGTTTGTATTAAACACTGTAGCAGTAGCACTTGTAGTAGTAATGTCACCGCCATTAACTGCTAAATCACCAGTTAGTGTTGTGTCACCGCCAACTGTTGCATTACCAATAATGTTAGTAGTTGCATTGCGGATATTTGCTACGCCAGTAGTTGCACCAACTATAAGTGTTGTTGCAGCACCTGCAAAGTTCATTGTAGTTGCGGCTGTATTATACAAGTTTTGTGTTGATTGCGTACCAACTAATGTTGGATTATTAATTGTTGCTGTACCTGATGTTGCACCAACATTTAATGTTGTTGCAGCACCTGCAAAGTTCATAGTAGTTGCGTTTGTGTTGTATAATGCTTGCGTTGCTTGTTGTCCAACTACAGTTGGGTTGTTAATTGTAAATGTACCTGTTCCTGCGCCAACGTTTGCTGTAGTTGCTGATGTAAATGCACTTACAGTTGTTGCGTTTTGTGTTAGCAATGATACAGTAGTTTGCGCACCGTCGATTGTAGTTGCATTTGGAACCCATACATTTGCATTATTAGCAGTAAGTATACCAGTTGCAGCACCAATATTAAGTGCAGTAGCAGCACCTGCAAAGTTCATTGTAGTTGCGTTTGTATTATACAATGCTTGCGTTGCTTGTTGCCCAACTACTGTCGGGTTGTTAATTGTAAATGTACCTGTTCCGGCACCAACGTTTGCTGTTGTAACTGCTCCGCCGAAGTTTAATGTAGTTACTGTAGAATTTAATAAATCAAACGTTGCAGTGTTCGCAGTTAATGCGCCGCCACCAATTAATAAATTACCGCTTAATGT